TTAAATTTGATATCAAAGGTAATTCTTCACTAGAAACCACAATTAATAGTTCAAGAGAAAACGGAACTACATTTTACACACAAACTTTAAATTTAACTTTACCAGTTTTAGATAAAGCAACACAAGAGGAGATAAAATTATTAGCTACTGCAAGACCACACGTTGCAATAGAAGATTATAATGGTAATTTCTTTTTAGTTGGTTTAGAACACGGAGCAGAAGTAACTGGAGGTACAGTTGTATCTGGAGCTGCTATGGGAGATTTAAGTGGATTCACTTTAACTTTAGAAGGTCAAGAAACTGACCCAGCATTCTTTGTAACATCAACTGTTGTTACTGACAATGAAGGTTCATCTCAAATAGACCCTAACGCATAGGTTTTTTTAATTTTTTTCATTTAAAAAGGGTAGTCTTAATTGATTACCCTTTTTTTTCTTTTAAATAAATAAAAATACAAACTTTTAGTATTATATATATATGAAACATTTGTTACCTACATCTGATGCACAAACAATAAAGATTATACCAAGAGTATATTCAACAAGTGTTACAATAAAATTAAGGGATGATAGTACAAATAATGAAGTAACAATACTACCAACTGCTATAATTAATAAAAACTATGTTGAGTTATCAAATGTTTATACATTAATTGAAGGTAGGTTTTATGATTTAAAAGTTTATAATGGGCAAGGCTCTGTAACAGAAGCAGATATTATTTACAGAGATAAAATATTTTGTACTGCACAATCAACAAACCAATCTAACAACGAGCACTATACAATAAACAAAGATGTGTACAAAGAAAAGAGTGGTAATAACGATTTTATAATACTATGAGTAAACGTATAAATAAATACAGAAAAACAACACCATCAAAGACATCTAACTCAAAAAACTCAAAAGTTAGTTTTGTTAATTTGTCATCTTACACATCTCCACAGATTGTAGAAACAAAGAACAAAGAATGGGTTGAATTTGGTGCTGATAACAATTATTTTCAGTTCTTAATAGACAGAGCAAACGGAAGTGCAACATCAAGTGCTTGTATTACTGGTATCTCTCAAATGATATACGGAAGAGGTTTAGATGCAACAGATAGTTCAAAAAGACCAGAGCAATATGCAAGAATGTTATCTTTATTTAAAAAAGATGATGTAAGACGTTTTGCATACGATTTAAAACTATCTGGACAATGTGCAATACAAGTAATATACTCAAAAGACAGAAAGTCTATTGCTAAAGTAGAACACTTGCCAATTGAGACTTTAAGAGCAGAGAAATGTGGAGCAGAAGATAAACAAGTACAAGCATATTATTATCATCCAGATTGGGTTAATATAAAGCCATCTGAGAAGCCTTTAAGAATACCAGCATTTGGTATATCTAACACACCACAACCAATTGAGATTTTATATGTTAAGCCTTATGAAGCTGGTATGTATTATTATTCTACTCCAGACTATCAAGGTGGTTTACAATATGCAGAGTTAGAAGAAGAAGTATCTAACTATCATTTAAACAATATAATGAACGGACTTGCTCCATCAATGTTAATTAATTTTAATAATGGAGTGCCAGACGAAGAAAAACAAACCTTAGTTGAAAATAAAATAAAAGCTAAGTTTCAAGGTAGTTCAAATGCTGGTAAATTTATACTTGCTTTTAACGATGATAAAGAATCAGCAGCAGATATAAATCCAGTACAATTATCAGATGCACATAATCAATATCAATTCCTTTCTGAAGAATCACAAAAGAAAATAATGATATCACACAGAATTGTAAGTCCTATGCTATTAGGTATAAAAGATTCAAGTGGTTTTGGTAACAATGCAGAAGAATTAGAAACTGCAACAATATTAATGCAAAACACAGTTATAATACCTTTTCAAGAGCTTTTAACAGATGCTTTTGATAAAATACTTGCTTTTAATAATATTGCTTTAAACCTATATTTTAAGACGTTACAACCATTACAATTTGTTGATTTAGAAAATGTAAAGGATGAAGAAACAAGAGAGCAAGAAACTGGTGTAAAGATGTCAAAAGTATTTTCTGATTTAGAAAAATTAGGAGAAGATGAAGATTTAGAGAATTGGGAATTGATTGATGAGAGAAAAGTTGATTATGACAAAGAAGATGAATTAAATGAAGAACTAAATAAATTAAACAATCCTAAACTATCTACATTGTCAAAGATGTACAATTTTGTTACTACTGGAACTGCTAGACCAAACGCAAAGAGTAGTCAAGATGGAGAGAATGAAGAAGGAGTACAATTTAAAGTAAGATATCAATATGCACCATTAAGTTATAGTGCAAATAGTAGAGCATTTTGCAAGAAAATGGTAGATGCTGCTAAGATATACAGAAAAGAAGATATAGATAGGATGAGTACAATGCCAGTTAATGCTGGTTGGGGTTTAAACGGAGCTGATACATATGATATTTGGCTTTATAAAGGTGGAGGAGATTGTCATCATTTTTGGATGAGAAAGACATACAGAGCAAAAAGTGCTAAAACAAAAGCAGATGTTGGTAATCCAAATGCTGAAGTGAGTGTAAACAAGGCTAAAAAAGAAGGTTTTAAACCAGAGGTAAATGCAAAAGAAGTTGCAAAAAGACCAACGGATATGCCAAATAAAGGATTTGTAAATAAAAAGAGATAATAGATGGCAACTGCATTATTTATAAGTAGAACAGATTTAGTAAAGAATAGTATTGTTGATGGAAACGTTGATACAGATAAATTCATACAATTTGTTAAGATTGCACAAGAGATACATATACAAAACTATTTAGGAAGTAAGTTGTATGATAAAATATCAGCAGATATTATTGCAGATAGTTTAACTGGTAATTATTTATCTTTAGTTACAGACTACATACAACCTATGTTGATTCATTACGCAATGGTAGATTATTTACCATTTGCAGCATATCAAGTAAAGAATGGTGGAGTATTTAAACACACATCAGAAAATGCAGAAAGTGCATCAAAAGATGAGGTTGATTTCTTAGTACAAAAACAAAGAGACTTTGCAGAGTATTACACAAGAAGATTTGTAGATTACATTTGCTACAATAGTACTTTATTTCCAGAATACACAAGCAATACAGATTCTGATGTATATCCAGACAAAGACGTAAATTCAAGTAATTGGGTGCTATAATGAAAGGAATGTACAAACCAAAAAAAACAAATGTTGTTAAGTTAAAAAAGTATCTAACAAAAAAGACAAAAGATGGCAAACGAGGTTTACGAGAATAGTTGGTGGGGTAGTCCAGTAGAGAATGGCTGGGGAGGTATCTATTATAATTTTGCATACCCAAGTGCAGTACCTAGCTTATTAAGTACATTACAAGCAAGAGCAGACTACTACGAGAATGTAACTTGTACAACTGCAACATTAACCACATTAGAAAACATAGAATAAGATGGCAGATAATTTATTAGATAAAGCATCAATATTACTTACACCAACTGCCTATGACAATGGTAGTATGTTAAGTGTAAAGCCAGAGAATGGAGACGGAGACTTCACATTCAGTAGAAGTTCTGCTGCAACTAGAGTTAATGCACAAGGTTTAGTAGAGAATGTACAGATAATAAGTAGTGAGTTAGTTTCAAATGGTAACTTTTCACAGATAGGTACAGAAGAAGTTTCTAATGGTAACTTTTCACAAGAAGGAAGTGAGCAAGTTACAAATGGAGATTTTGCTACGAATAGTGATTGGGATTTAGGTTCAAGTTGGACTATATCAGGTGGTAAAGCAAATTATGATGCTACATCAAATGGCTCAGAATTAAGACAACTAATGTCAAGTATCGCAGTAGGTAAAACAATAAAGATTCAATTTGACATATCAGATGTTGCAGCTACTAAAGATGCTTTTTTTAAATTAGATTGTAGTGGTGCGCCAGAAAGCATATTTGGATATACAAAATTTTCTCAAGGAACATATACTTATTACCACACTATAACAAGCGGGTTTGATAGATTAACTTTTACTCCTTTAAACAGTAGTACTGGGGGCGCTTTCTCAATAGACAACGTTTCAGTAAAAGAAGTCGGACAAAATTGGAGTTTAGGAAGTGGATGGAGTGTTGGAGATGATGAAGCAATTGCAACATCTTCTGCAAATGGAATGCGATTAAGTCAATACGCATTAACTCCAGTCGTAGGTAAAACATATAAAGTAACTTATGAAATAAAATCAATTACACAAGGTGCTTTCAGAGTGTGGCTAGGAGGTTTTTTAACTCCTAATGACAACACTGCTATTGGTGTTTATACTTTTTACATTACCGCAACAGATACAAGTTATTTTTATCTCAGAGCAGTAGGCGTAACAAGTGGCTCTATAACAAACATCTCAGTTAAAGAAGTAGGGCAAGATTGGACATTTGGTACTGGTTGGAGTATAGACCAAGCTAATAGTAAAGCAGTTTCAGATGGAACTACCTCAAATTTGCAACAATTTTCCGTAGATACCTCTGTTGTAGGTAAAAAATATAAAATAAGTCTATATGTATCAGATTATTTATCTGGTTTCTTATCGTTAGGTGTAGGTGGTTATGATTATGTAAGCCCTACTATTACTGGTAATGGAGAGCATACAAGAATTTTAGAGGTTACTAATTCTTCATCAAACGACAGATTATATATAGGTTCATCTTCTTTTAGTGGCTCTATAACAAACATATCAGTTAAAGAAATAACAGACGATACAAACATACCAAGAATAAACTACGAGGGGTTTAGTTATCAAGATACTTTGGGGAGTGAGGAAGTTGTAAATGGTGATTTTAGTAGTGATAGTAATTGGAATAAAGGAACAAGCTGGAGTATCACCGAAGGTAAAGCAGTTTGTAATGGTGGAGGAAGTTATTTGCAACAACAACCAATAGTTTTTGAAGTAGGTAAAACTTATAAATGTAAATTTGATATAATTGATTATACAAGCGGTACAGTTAGGTTTAGGCTTTCAACCTCAAATAATGGAAGCGAATTAAGTGGTAAAGGCAGTTATACTGAATACATAACAATAGTAAGTAAAACTGACAATTATTTAAACATTATAGGCTCATCTTTCATAGGCTCAATAGACAACGTATCTGTAAAAGAAGTTACTGGTCAAGAAGTAGTACCAGATAGTGGTTGTGGAAGTTGGTTACTCGAGCCACAGAGTACGAATTTGATAACTTATAGTGAGGATTTTAGTCAGAGTAGTTGGACTAAAGAAAATTCAAGTGTTGTAAGTGGTTTTGTATCACCCGATGGAACGAATAATGCTTATAAGTTAGTTAACGATTCAAGTAATGGATTACATAGTTTAAGAGGCTCATCTATTTCTTCTACGGTATCTGACCATTCATTAAGTTTATTTGTAAAAGCAGAAGAAGTAAATAAAATCGGTGTTAGGGATACTGTTACGGGACTTTATTTAACTTACAATATAAGTGCTGACATAGTTATTGAAAGTAATGTAGCGAGTTATAACATTTCTAAACTTACAAATGGGTGGAATAGAGTTAGTATAGTATTTCAAGGTTCGGGTTCGGCAATAATACAACCAAAGTTTTATTTATTAGACGACTCTTATGTTTCGGGTAATCCTCAAGCTTATTCTTACACGGGAAATGGTACAGATGGATTATACATATACGGGTCACAAGCAGAACAACAACCATACGCAACCTCATACATTCCTACTAACGGAGCAACAAGCACTAGGCTACAAGATATTGCAACCAATAGTGGTAACTCTACTTTGATAAATAGTACAGAGGGTGTATTGTATGCAGAGATATCAGCTTTGGCAGATGGAACAAATCAAAGATGGATTTCTATTGGAAGTGGCTCAAATGCAAATAGAGTTAGTATTCATTTTAACGCTACAAATAGAATTAATTGCTCAGTAAGGGGTAGTTCTACGGCAATATATGATGCAAACCATAATATAGGAAGTCAAACTAACAATTCTAAAGTAGCTATTAGATATAAAGATTCAGATTTTGCTTTTTTTGTAAATGGTGTAAAAGTTAATAGTCAAACAAGTGGAACTTTGAACTTTAATGCTGCATTAGATACTTTGTCTTTTGATAGTGCAGACGGAGGGTCTAAGTTTTTCGGTAACACAAAAGGTTTAAAATATTATCCAAAAGCATTAGCAGACGTACAATTAGAAGATTTAACAAGTTAAAAGTAATAATTACCCTTGTATAAATAACGAGGGTAATATAATAACCAATGGTTATAACCAAAAGTTAATAAATAAATAATTATGAATATTTACAAAACAGTATTTGATACAGAACAACAAGGCAAAGACGTTTTAATACAAAAAGACGTTTGGCAACAAGTAACAGAAGAAGGTGTTACATCTATGCAGTATATCAACGGAACAAAAGCAGTTGTTTACATTGGTAAAGTAGTAAAAACACAAGGTACTTATGACCCAGATGGTCACGAGATAACACCTCCAATTTATTACGATGGTGTTGCTTATGATATAATGAGTACAGATGAATTAGACTTTGGAGATAATGAGGTTTATCCAGCTGATAATGCAGCACATCAATTTTATGGATATCCAAGAAATGCAGAAGTACCTAAACCTTAACAGATGGATATGCAAGATATAAAATTAGGTGCTTTAAACTTAACAACCTTTATGGTTAGCTTTTCTAACATTGAACAATGGTTAAAATTAACTTTGCTTTTAGCATCTATTGTTTATACAATTATGAAAATTATTAATATGAGTAAACAAAATAAAAATGGCTAATAAAATATCAGAAGATACACAAGTACAATTAGATTTAAAAACTATTGGTATTATTGTTACTGGTGCAGTTTCAATCGCATCTGTTTATTTCGCTTTACAATCAGATATAGAACTTGCAAAGCAATTGCCTGAGCCTGAGATAAAAAAATCAGAGTATGAATTAAAAGACGAGTTAGTTCGTACAACGATAATAAACATCAATGAAAAGGTAAATAAGAATAGTGAAAAGCTAGATAAGATTGATGAGAAACTATTTCAAATAATAAAAAGATAATTATGAAAACTTTTTTACTTGTAATATCACTTTTATTTTCTGTTAGTCTATATTCTCAAGATGTAACCTTATTGTATGTTAATTCAAGTTGGAATAAAAGCAACGATTATAAACATTTAAGTACACTTAAAAACGTAAGAGTTTTAAAAGTTAATTATGATGACCAACCAAAAAAGTTTAAAGAACAAGTAAAATCTGTACCAGCAATTATATTGTTTGATGAAAATAATAAACTTAAAAGGGTGTGGCAAGGTGGTTTATCAATGAGTTTAAATGTAGACCCAAAGGAGATACAAACAATGATAAATAAAATAAGCAATGACTAAATACTTTAAAGAAGTAGAATATAAAATGGATGTAGATTTTCTTGCTAAGCTAGACAAAGCTAGAGAGTTTGCTAAAGTACCATTTGTAATTAATTCTGCTTATAGAAGTCCAGAACATCCAGAGTCTATAAAGAATCCTACATCAAGCCACATTAAAGGTCTTGCAGTAGACATAAGAACAACTGATAGTAGAACTAGATACAAAGTCTTAAATGCACTTATGTACGTTGGTTTTAATCGTATTGGTATTGCAGATACATTTATTCACGTTGATGACGATAAAGATAAATCACAAGAAGTAATTTGGACATACTAATATGAGTGATACTAAATTAAGAAAAAACGGAGGTAAAGGTACTTTCTTTGGTAACCTTTGGAGAGGTGTTGTAAAAAACAATATTCCAATGGGAGATACTATTGTTGCTGCTATTGATGGAGGTAATCCAGTAGATGTTTTAAAAGCTATTACAGAAGATAAATATATACCAGTAAAAGACAAGGAAACAATGTTAGCTGATTTAGAGCAAGATGTTATAGAGATGCAAGAAATTACAAAAAGGTGGGAATCAGACAACAAATCAGATTCATATATTACTAAGAATATAAGACCATTAAGCCTTGCTTTTTTAACATTAAGTATGTTTGCTTATGTCATACTTGATAGCTCCTTAGATAGCTTTAAAATAGACCAGCAATGGATATCTTTACTTGGTAACTTACTAATGCTTGTATATGGAGGTTACTTTGGAGCAAGAACATTAGAAAAAATAAGAAAAATTAAGTAAACACTTTTTTATTTAAAAATAAATATATAACTTCGCATTTTTTTAAGTAACTATTTAAGTATTTTTATATATTACTTCATACTTAAAAATAGATATCTAAAGTATTTAATTAAACAAGTAAATAGTATTAAAAATAAATATAGGTTTTTGGAATTGTATTTAATTGCAACATCTGTTAATAACTAAATTTTTATACTACTTAAATAAAGTTTATCTTTGAGTATATCATTTTGCAATTCTTTTTCCCTTTTATTTTTGTTTTAATTAGAGAGCTTGTAAAAAGGCTCTCTTTTTTAATTTTAACATTTCTTTAACACTTTTATATGTTTTTAATACTTAGATTTGCTGAAACTTAAATTATGAAAGTAAACGAATCACTCTGGGAAGCATTAAAGAATACAATTGAAATGCATACAGAACAAGACCCTAACATAACAGATGTGTTAATTAACTACCAAGTAAAAGAATCAAATGGAGTTAAAAATATAATAAAGCTAAATGCAACTTTAGAGTAACGGATATGGTTAAGGTTAGTTGCGTGAAATTATAAACAAATCAAATAAATAAGATGAAAATAATAGATAGTAAATTACAAGGAAATGTTTTACAAGAGTTTACAGCTGATTACTTTGAGAAGCACAAAGAATTAATAAAATATGTTAAAGAAGAAACTGAAAAGCTATTAACTTTAACCGATGTTAGCAGTATGTTTTCTGCTAAACAAATGAAACAAGCCTTTGATGATGGTGTTAAGGCTGAAAAAGATAGATGTGGTGAATTTGATATAGAAAATTACTGCTAACACTAAGATAAAAACACTTTTTAATGTGTTTTATAGACTGTTGACCAACGTTTTAATGTTGGTGTAAAAAATAAAAACTATATTTGTAAATAATAATTAATTAAATAAATAAAAATGGAAAAACTAAGAAAGATTCAAGCCGAATTAAAAGCACCAAAAAACCAAAGAAACAATTTTGGAAAGTACAACTATCGTAGTTGTGAAGATATTTTAGAAGCAGTTAAACCTCTACTGGATAAACACAAATGTACATTAACAATCTCAGATGAAGTAAGAGAAGTATGTGGTGTATTGTTTGTTGAAGCAATAGTATTTATATCTGATGGTAAAGATTCAGTACATACTAAAGCACAAGCTGGTATAGACCCAAACAGAAAAGGTATGGATATAGCACAAAGTTTTGGTAGTAGTTCATCTTATGCACGTAAGTATGCCTTAAATGGCTTATTTTTGATTGACGATACAAAAGATGCTGATGCTAGTAACACACACGGAAAAGGTGCTAAATCAACTGAAAAGAGTTGGTTAAACAAAGGTACTGCTGAATTTAAGAAAGTACAGACATACTTAAAAGGTGGTGGTAATATTTCTAAAGTAGAAGAAAAGTACAGAATATCAAAAGAAGTAAAAGAATTATTAACTAAATAAACATAAATTATGACAGAATTAACAACAGAAGCAGATGTAATAAATTTAATTGGTTTTGAAACACCTTTAAAATTTGAATTTATATCAGATGGTATTTTTACTTTTAGAACATTAATACCAAATGAAAAAAACGGAATAGTATATTATGACGTAGAGTTTTTTAGTAATCCAGATAAATCTTTAGATTTCTTTGCTTATGATACTTTTTCAAACTTTTTGTTAAAATACCAAATACATAGTGTAACTGCTATTGATAAAAGTAGAGACACAAAAACTGAAATATATTTTAAAACTTATGAATAACTTTGAATTAAGAAAAACCAAGAAAGACCATTATAGATTCTTCATTAATGGAGTAGATGTAACTGGCGAACAAGAAAGAAGCACTTTTAGGCATATTATAGAAGTGATAGACAATAAAATAACAACTGGATTATAAATTAAAATTAAAATTATGAGTGCAAAAAAACCTTACTTATTAGGAGACGTTGAGTTACAACTTGACACAATTAAAAAACTTTCTCAGTATTTTGAAAACATCTTAACCTACAATGCAAAAAGAGAATTAGTTGCAAAAAAAGGAGAAGATGGTAAAGAGTTAAAAAAGCTAAAGTTAAACTTTTCTATTTTTGAAGAAGGAAACTATGGACAAAATGTATCTTTTACTATCCCTCAAACAAAAGAGCAGAGAGAGAATGGAGAGAAGAAAAAGTATGTTGCCAATGGTAAAATTTACTATGCATCAGATGATTTACAATCTTTTGTTCAAAAGTCAGAAGCAAAGGCAGAGAAAGCAGCACCAGTTGCAGCAGATGACTTGCCATTTTAAATTTATAAAGGAGGTTTAAAAGCCTCCTTTTTTTTCACTATGTGGAACTATAAAGGACAAAGAATAAAATCAAGAGAAGATTTACCAGCAGATGCAGTTGGGTTTGTTTACAGAATACTTAACAAACGAACAGAGCAAGTTTACATTGGTAAAAAGATATTGCTTAACAAACGTACAAGACAACCTTTAAAGGGATATAAAAGAAAGAGGGTTGATTACGTTGAAAGCAACTGGATGAAGTACACTGGAAGCAATAAAGAAAGTAAAAAATGGAAGATTGAAGATTGTTATAGAGAAATTATATATATTTGCTACAATCGAACAATGATGAGCTATTATGAAACCAAGTTACAATTTACAGAGAATGTTTTAGAAAATGATAAATTCTTAAATGATAATGTACTTGGTAAATATTATAAAACAAAAATACAGAAATATATAGATGACGCAGAAAATAAAAACGAATGAGCAAATTGAAGAAGATAGAATGGCGATGCAGATGCTTGAAGAAGAAGCAAATGTAGATATATCAGAAGTAATAAAATACCCTCCAGTATCACTTAGTTGTGGCTCTTACATTGATAGAGATGTTGAAGGTAATGAAATAGAATACCCAATACCAATTGGCACAGATGGAAACTTTAGTTTTGTACAAGCATTTCCAAAAGTAGGTAAATCATTTTTTATTAGTTTACTTGTATCAGCATATCAAAGTGGAGGTAATAAATACTCTGGTAATATCAAAGGGCATAGACGAGGCAGAAAGATAATTCATTTTGATACTGAGCAAGGTAAGTTTCATTGTCAGAAAGTATTTAGAAGACCAGTAATTATGAATGAGCTGCAAAATGATGACAACTACCATACTTACGCATTAAGGGCAATGACACCAAATGAAAGGGTAGATTTTATTGAATACATAATTTATGATAAATTTAATGAAGATAAAATAGGTTTGATTATTATTGATGGTGTTGCAGATTTATTAAATGATGTAAATTCAATGACAGAAACAAATTATGTTGTGCAGAAGATTATGACTTGGACTGCAAAAAAACAATGTCATCTTTTAACAATTATACATCAAAACTTTGGTAGTGATAAACCAACTGGAAATTTAGGGAGTGCGTTAGAGAAGAAAGCAGAAACACAGATTAAGTTAGAAAAAAATGAGGTTAATAAAGGCTGGATTACTGTTGAATGTAAAAGAAGTAGAAATAGAAGTTTTGAAACTTTTAGTTTTACAATAAATGAAAATGGTTTACCTGAATTTGTAGACAACGATTATGATTTGTAAATAAAAATTATTATATTGTAAAAAAAATATTTAAAATAATGATAAAAAAAATAAAAGACCCTATTATTAAAAAAGTAATTAATAAAATTATTGGGCGTTCAGAAGTAGGTTTTAAAAAATATGGTACAACATTAAAAGACGACCCTGCTGATTTTGATAGTTGGTTAAATCATTTACAGGAAGAATTAATGGATGCAGTTAATTATATTGAAAGAGCTAGATTTGAACTTAAAGAAAAAAAATGTAAATGCGATGAATAATTTTGAAAAAAAATATAAAGGTATATTATTAAATGCTTTTAAAAATGGTACAAATAGAAATGACCGAACAAAAGTAGGGAGTAAATCTTTATTTAATCAATCTATTTCTTGGAATTTAAACGATGGTTTTCCAATGATTACTGGTCGTAAAATATATCAAAAAGTATTTAATACAGAGTTTGATTGGTTTATTAATGGTGAAACAAACATTAAAAGATTTAAAGATAATAATGTAAAAATATGGGATGCTTGGGCAGATGAAGAAGGAGAGTTAGGTAAAGTTTATGGTTATCAAATGTTAAACTTTAATAGTCAATCAATTAATCAATTAGAGGCTGTTATAAGCTCTTTAAACAATAATAAAGATAGTAGAAGACATATTATATCTTTATGGAATCCAAGTGAATTAGAAGAGATGGCATTACCTCCTTGTTATTTATATTTTCAATTTTTTGTAGATATTAATAATAATTTAAATATGTTTGTATTGCAACGGTCGGGAGATTTATTTTTAGGAATACCTTATGATATTGCATTATTTTCAAAATTACTTTTATATATAAGTGAAAAAACTAAATTAAAGGCAAATAGGATTGATTTACAAATTGTAGATGCTCATATATATAACAATCAAACTGAATCAATTTTAAAGTATTTAAAAACTAAAGTATATAAATTACCTTCTTATAAATACAATAACAAAAAATTAACAATTGAAAATTATAAATTTGATAAATTAATAACCGCTCCAGTAGCTGTATAAAAATTAAGATAAATTATGTATTATGTATATTATATTAAAGGAATAAAAATAGGTTGCACAAAAAATTTAAAGAAAAGAGTTGAACAAGAACAAGGTTATAAAGATTATACTATTTTATTTAAAAGTAAAGATATTAAAAAAGCATCTAATGCAGAAAGATATTTTCAAGAGCAACTTGGCTATAAAGTTGATTTAAACACTTATGAAAATTTAACTAATAATAAAACAAAAACAAAAAAAATGATTAAAAAAACAAACCACACAGTAACATTTAAAGTAGAAAAAAGTAATATTGATAAAGAGTTTTTATTAAACCTTGGTGTTATAAATGATTTAAATGGAAGAGATATAATTATATGTGAAGAATTATCTGATTGGATTTTAAAAAATTTAAAAAAATCACAATTTAATAATGAAATGTTTATATATAATCAATCATTAATAAATGCATACGATTTTTTAATTG